GCCGATGCTTATGCGGCGGCTACTGCTGCAACCGGAGGCGGTGATTACTCCTATTTTAATGATTCCGGTGGAATTTCAACCGGTCATGCTAATGGCGGTGTTAGTGGAACCGGTGGCGTATATACTTCTTCATTAACGCCCAGCACTGCTGGTGGAAGTGCCAGCAAGTCAACAAATAGCGTGGCGCAGTCAATGATTAACAGCCTTATTCCTACGAAGGAAGATTTGTTGAACCACGAAGCAGTTGTAAGAGATTATCTTGGAAACCCGGTAGCCATAGATTTTTCAAAACCTGATTGGCAAAATGCATGGAGTGCCATGTGGGGGGCGGGAAATCAGATAGTCACCGACAGTACTAATCGCAATGAAATAGGCAAGAGCATAGGCGAAGTATTCAGATATGACAATGCCAATCCTTTGAACTATACCGGCCAAGCGGCAAGGGGGCAGCTTGTCAATTATCAAGGGCAACAGCAGCCCGTAAGCTCTAAAACACAGCAATACGCACAAAACATATTAAATTATATTGACAGATATGGTGCTCCAATACAGGCTGCGGTGGCGGCGCAGGCTTTACAAAATAACAAAGATTACTATAAATCATTGGGACAACCAATGCCCGAAGAATATAACAGATTAGCCCCTGGCGGCTACACTTTAACTCCATTGTCTGGTGGCATAACTCCGGCACAGGTTATATCTGCATACTATGGTCTTAGCAATTTAAGCCCTGAAGAAATGGCACAAATAAACGCTATGACTCCACAGGAAAGATCGGAATTTCAAACATGGATGAATTATTACCAGGGAGGTGGGGTATAAGTGGCAGTTGATGTTAAATCATTTGCTCAACAGATAGCAGCAAAAAACAGTCTGACAGGAGGTGCCAATAGCACTTCTTCTCTTACCCTAACACCTGCCGTAGCAAAATCTGACTATGAAAGTCTTGCATCCCTTATCCCTTCCCGCCCCGAATATACGCCTTATGTCAGACAGGAGTTTGATGATTCGCCTCGTTCGGGGCCGGGAAGTGAATATGGCTGGACATGGACTCCGGGGATTAAGTCAAGGCAGATATGGAATCAGGAGCAGGACGCTAAAGCGCAGGATGCCCTGAACGCTTATAATGCCAAGCTCGCTGATTGGCAGAACATGGTTGAGATTTTGAAGTTTGACTACCTCAATAAGCAACAACAGCGGGAGAAGGAACTGGCTAATCTGAACACACAGCTAGCATCTATGGGTCTGACCCCGACTACCAGCCTTGACGATCCGTCGTACAAGCTGAATATGTTGGGCGCGCAATGGAACGCCGCAACCGACCAGGCAACCAAGGATGCCATTCACCAGCAGGCAGAAGCTATTAGAAAGCAGTATTGGGGTGTGAGCGGCGGGCCTGACGGTAGTCTAACGGCCAAGTATATGACTATGGCTGGAACCCCAACGTATGAGCGGCAGTTTAATGAGCAGAAGTATGCCGACGCTCTGGCGCAGCAGGCTTTCGAGAACGAACTAACACTTGCGAAATTGGCTGCGAGTGGTAGTGGTAGTAGTGGTGGTAGTAGCGGCGGCGGCACAGCAAATTCTCACAAACAGATATTTAATGCTGTTAAATCAAGTGCAATAAATGAGGCTCGAAATAAAGCCAAAGAATTGTCGAAAATATTAGCACCTCAAGGTGCAGCAGAAGGTGCTGCCGCCTATGCTATAGAGTTGTTAAACCGAGATTTACCGCAATTAGATTTAACCTCCTCAGAATATCAAGAAATTGCTAATCAAGTTTATTGGTCTGTTGGTTTGAATAATCCTATTAATTTAAGTCCCGAAAAACAAGAATAAGGGGGGGGTATAATGGCATTAATATGGGATTTTAATGCCCCCGCTGGAGAAAAACTTAAAGACAGGGATAAGTATTTTCAGGAACAGGCTGAAAGAGAAGCTAAACGGCAACGTGAATACGAAGAATTTATGAAAACTCCTGCTGGACTCCATGCCTATGATGAAGCTATTGCCCCGGAAGTCGAACAGGTGCGGGCGGAACAGTCTTTGATACCAGCAGTAGATAATACGCCATGGTATGAAGATGTTGTAGACACAGCAGGTCATTTAGCGGGCCGAGCAGGATTAAGTTTATTAAAAGGTGCAACCGATATAGGAGCAGCAGGTGCAGACTTGGTAATGTCGCCCTATGATGCGATTATGACTTCGTTGCATCCTGATTATAAATATAGTCTTAACCAAGGTGCTTTCCCTCGTTACAAGGAATATCAACAAATATGGAAAGATACCACTAAGCCCACCGAACAAGCTATGGGTTTAACTGGGAGTACCGCCGAAAACATAGTGGGTGGGCTTGCAGAATTTATTCCTTCTCTGATTATTAGTGGAGGCATAACAAAATTACCTACCGCTGTAAGCACAGGCAAAGGATTGTTAAGTAAAGCAACGAGTATCGGGGCTTTAACCGATGAAGCGGCGGCGGTTGCTCAAAAAGCCCTTGGCGGGGAAACGATACTCGGTAAAGGTGCTAATATTGCAACTAAGATTACCCCCGATGCGGTTAATACTTGGCTGATGATGGAGGGGCCAAAACCTGAAGCAGAACGCACTCCATTTTGGGAATGGTTTGCCTCATTCCTTGGTGGTGAAGTTGTTGCAAAGGGTGTTCCTGTTATAGCCAAAAGCATTAAGAGTAAATTAGGCAAAGGCGCAACCAAGGCAACTGACAACGTGGCAAACGAAACATTATTAAACGAAGCTGAAAATGACCTTAATTGGGAGTTCCCTGGCGAAGAACATTTGGATTCAGTGGTTAAAGAGCAAGGGGTTTCTCCACTTGACAATATTCAATTACCGTTTAAACCTGCTGGTATGGAAACCTCTGATGTGCTTTTGCAGCAAATGCGAAAGAAATGGAACGCACCTGAACCCGTAAGAGAAACAATTAAAAGAACTGTTGATAAAAGTAAAATGCCAGACACATATCCTATTCCCAACACCCAAGAGATACTTGACCAGCTTCATGTGGCAAGAGGGAAAAATCTTGTAGAAGCGCAGGGCGGTAATCTTACGGCTTTACCTAGGCCGGGTGAAGTTGTGAATTGGGACATATACGAGCCTAAATATGATTTTTCAGTAGATACCAATGGAAACACGTTGATTAAAGGTTCAGGCCCACCTTCTTTGATTCCTGGGCGTAATTACTCTCTAGGTAAAGGTGTAACCAGACAAAATGCTTTAGAGGAAAGTTTCCCTCGCTCTGACATTGGTGATCCTGCTTACCTTGCCAAGATTCAGAACAGGTACAATGAACTGATAAATAATGAAGTGGTGGCACTTAAGAATGAATTGGGCGGCGTGGTGATAATCCCTGAAAAGGGTATCCGGGCCTCACAAAACCCACAATGGTATCAGAAGTTTTGGGAAAAGCATGGGCGCGCTCCAAGAGAAGGCGAATATCGAGATATAGCGATAAAAAATCTTATTGAAGGTAACCCGGAAACCGGTGCGCCTGCTGATGAGGAATTTTTGTCTATCTTATCTGAATTGAGTCGGGGGCAGAAATTACCGGAGGAATGGCATGGGTTGCAGCAAAGTATTAGAAATATCGCCGCTGAAAATGAACCGGAGTTGCAGTCTCTTGTCAGCGAAATGAAAGCAGAACAGACAAAAGTGGAACCTTACGGCCTTAACCGTGACTTGGGCAGGCTGAATGAGATTGAAGAAGCGGCCCGTCAACGTATGATCGATAAGATGGATTATGGGCAGTATGAGGATGTGAGGTTTAAACGGGGAGAAAAACAGCCCCTTGAAATTGATCAGCTTAACAAAAGTATTCAAAAAAATATCGGCCCCTTCAAACAAGGAAAAGTGGAACACGCGCCAGAGGCGTTTGAGAACCCAGAATTTGTAGCAGCCAACGAACTGTCCAAGACTCTCTCCGGCAAGGAGGTTATACCCTTCAAAGGCCGGGAAGGGATTCATGGGGCAAGTGACGGGGAGCATATTTGGCTCAATGCTAAATCAGATCAGCCCATGCTCTATGTAGCCAGCCATGAGCTAACCCATGATTTGCAGGCCAATGCGCCGGAGGTATATTCCAGACTTGAAACCATCGTATTAGAGCATGTGAACGATGTTGAAGGCTTGAAAAAGCATTATATGCGGCAGGGTTACAGAGGGGCAGAACTCCCTCGGGAGCTTACCGCTGACGCTACCGCCGAGTGCATGATGGATGGCTCCTTCTGGGCCAGGGTACGGCAGAAATCCCCCGAACTGCTGAAACCTGTCCTGGATGCCCTGGACAGCCTCATTGCCCGGTTCCGCAAGGCCATAGGCGACGACATGACTATCCTCCCCTATCTGAAGGACGTTGAGGTTATGCGCAACCGTTTGGCTGACGAATACGGGGCTTATCTGGCCGATGTGAAGGCGGGGAAAGTGCAGGCCCCGACAGAGTTTGCGGCGAAGGCCGAACGGGTAACCTCAACTGACACACCGGAGTTTAGAGAGTGGTTCGGGGAAAGCAAGGTAGTAGACGAACAGGGTAGGCCGCTGGTGGTTTATCATAATACCGCCGCTGATTTTAACGCATTTGACGTATCTAAAGCCCGACAGAGTCAAGATATTCCTGGGATATTCTTTTCAGATAGTCCCACCGAATGGGCGGATATGGGCAAAAGGCAAATACAAGCGTATCTTTCCATCAATAATCCCTATATAGGTGAATATACAAACTATAAAGGCATTAGAGGTGGTAGCACAAATACTGCCTTCCGTGAGATACGCGATGCCTTGATTAGAGATGGATATGATGGAATTATTACCAAAGATGGCAATACTACAGAATATATCGCCTTCTTCCCTGAACAAATAAAATCCGTCTACAACCGCGGCACATGGGACCCGAACAATCCTGACATTCGCTACAAGATGGGGGAAAAGGGCGAAGCCGCCCCGGATATAACTAAATCGGTTGATGAAGCAATTGGTGCCATTAAGTTTGGTGCGGACAAAATGGCTAAGGGTACTCTTAAACAATCTGAGTGGGCGGCTCAGATGATAAAAGAATATGGGGAAGGAATTAGCGAGCATTTACCCTATCTTTGGTTTAAGGCAAAAGAATTAAATAATGCCGGCTCAACTATTGTGAAGTTTGGCGGCAAGGAATATCCTGTTGCGTTTGACGAAACAACATCATTGCTTGGTAAAGGGGCTGTTCCCGTTGCAAACCAGGGATTAGGGAAGGGTGCTAACCCTGAACTTGTTGCTCAGTCTGGAGAAACGGCAAACGTAGTCACCACAACAACAGATCCGGCAAGGACTTTAGGCAAAGGGGCGATGCCTAATATACCTGAAGGATTAAGGGAGAGGGGGTTTTCTAAAAACACCAGGACAGACTTAAATAATCCAGATGCGCTTAGGGATAGCTTTACTGAAAATCCGCTAACTTATGAACAAATTCATGGAGCAGACACAACCGCTAAAGCTCAATCGGTTTTCGACCAAGGTTTTGAATCCGCCCGTTCACAATTAAGCGAATTAGCGTCTCAGAAGAAACCTGAATCCGTACCGCTTGCCAAGATGCTTGCTCGTCAAGCTGTAGAGAATGGCAACATGGACACAGCTAGAGAAATTATTTCGGAAACCGCTAAAAATTTAACTTATGCCGGTCAATATACTCAGGCTGCTAGACTGTTGCGGGATGCTGACCCTGAAACCTTATTGCTTTCTATGACTAAGCATTTGAACAAGTTAAACAAAGAAGGTGCGGAGATTTATGGCAAGGAGTGGAAAAACATTGACTTAACCCCTGATGAATTAGACATGATAAGCAAGATTGAGCGGGGTAATCAGCAGGCTTATGAGGATGTGTTTACGGCTATTCAAGAACGCATAGCTAATGAATTGCCCGCAACCAAGATGGAAAAGTTAAATGCTTGGCGGCACATATCAATGCTTCTTAACCCTAAAACTCAGGTGCGTAATGTTATGGGTAATGTGTTGATGTATGGCATGAGAAAGATTTCCAAGGAAATATCTGCGATCATTCAAAATGTTGCTTTGCCTGCGGAGAAACGAACTCAATCATTGTGGGTTAAACCTGAATACAAAGAAGCGGCTAATAAATATTTTGAGGACAACAAGAAAGAAATTTCAGAGCAGAGTGGTATGAGCAAGTATGCCGAAAATATTAAACTAAACATGCCCAACAAGCGGATATTTAGAAACAATGCTCTTGAATCAGCAAGGCAGTTTACCTACAAATTGCTAGACTTAGGTGATGCTCCGTTCTTTAAAAATGCTTATGTTGATAGACTCGCTAATTATGCCCAAGCCAAAGGTGTTAAAGACTTTAGCAAACTAAATCAAGAAGCATTTGATACAGCTTTTACTGAAGCTATGCAGGCTACTTATAAGGATGCTAGCAAGTTGGCTACTTTCTTAAATACGGTTAAGAATCCGGGTAAAGATGCAGGGATCGGAGCATATGCAGGCGCATTAATAACTGAGGCCGTATTACCCTTTACCAAGACTCCGTTAAATGTAATTAAGCGCGGTATTCAATATAGCCCGGCAGGACTCGTTAATTGGCTAAGTTATATGTTTAGAAATTCAAAGACCGCGGCCCAGGCGATAGATGAAATGGCTAAAGGGTTAACGGGGACGGCTGTGGTAGGACTAGGTTATTTATTGGCAAGTAACGGCATCTTGACCGGCAAAGCCGCCAAAGACAAGGACTTGCGGGATTACAATGCCAATACGGGTAATTCTCCTTTTTCCATCATGGGCAAATACACTTACGATTGGGCACAACCAGCGTCTATCCCTTTGTCAATAGGAGTAGAGATTTATAATGCGCTGAAAGATAATGCCCAAGAAGCCAAGAAAATGGAAAAAATTGTTCAGTCTGGTGAAGAAAAAATACTGCAAGGCGTATTAGGCGAAGTGCTTAAAAACACTTATAGCGCATTGAGTGCTGCCGGTAATACAGTGTTTAATATGTCTTTGTTGCAAGGTGTTAAAACTTTGTTTGGCAATGATGAAGGATTCGTTGCTGGACTTGCTGAGTTGCCAGATAATTATTTAACTCAGTATATTCCTACTGTGTTAGGCCAAGTTGCGGGCATGGTTGATCCTGTTGTTCGGGAAACTTACGTTAAAAATAATATTCCTGAAACAGCAATACGAAAAATTGAAGCTAAAATTCCGTTTGTTAGCGAAAGCCTTCCTGCCAAACAGACATATTGGGGAGAAGATGTGAAACGACCTGATAACTTGGGATTAAGGGCGTTTTCGCAGTTTATCAGCCCTGGCACAATTGCTATTGAACAAAAAATTGACCCCAAGATAGATGCGGAACTGCGCAGGTTATACGAATCTACCGGGCTTAAAACACATTTTCCCACGGGAGTAGATAATTTTATACCTAAGACTAAGTATCACCCGCAGATTAATTTAACCGAAGCCGAAACAAAAGCATATCAAAAACGGGTAGGAGAATTGACTATGCAGGCTTTCGCTAAGACCATTAATAAGACCACTCAGCCGAATAGCAAGAAAAATCTGACCGCCGATGAAGTTAAAGTGAATCTGCTGGCCGAAGATATAGCAAATGCTAAAGAGCAAGCCAAAAAGGAAATTGTGCAAAAGAAGGGTTATAGATATAAATAAGGCGGGTATTTAACCCGCCTGGTTGTCTTTTTGTTTATTGGTATTGCGTTTTTTTAAAAATCCTTTATATATCATATCAATAAACGCTAATACCGCAAAGAAGGCATAAATACACAAATATGCATTGAGAAATTCATAGGCTTTGTTTTGTGGCATTTTAATTAAGGTTTCTAGTAAAACCCATATAAGTAGAGGGGTTCCCCATTTTAAAATATTTTTCTCAAACTGTTCATCATTGCCGTTATTCATTCCTCAATCACCTCACCACAAGTATATGCTAATTTAACAAAATAAGTCAATTCAACCAACTCCGCTGGTAGGCGGCTTTTTTATTTTCTAAAGAAAGCGGGTGGGAATCATTGGGTGAAAATCAAGAATTGTATTCAGTGAAGGAAATTGCGGAAATGTTTGTAGGGATGAAAGACGATATTGCAGACCTTCGGGTGGAAATGCGTGAAACTAAAACACTTATCCGCGACTACAACGGGCTTAGAAAAGAAGTGGGAGAGGTGCGGGCATTAGTTCAAACCGAGCTAGGTTCCAAGAAAAATCTCCAATGGTGGGCAATGGCGATAGTGGCGGTTGCAGCGGTTGTGGTTGCGTTCATCAAATGAGGTGGTGCTTATTTTGAAGCCTTCAATGTTTAATAACCCATGGGCAATATCATTTAAAGATGTGCTGGCATTAGTTTTTAGCGTTCCTTTTTTAGTAACCATACTTCTGTTTATGTGGAAACATGATGCTTCAGATTTAGATTTAATCAAGACTCTTATTCCAGTAATAATTGTTGTCCTTGGGGGTTATTTCGGGCAGGAAGTAGCAAGCTCTTATTTTACCCGGGGCAATACCGGGTATGGCATGTACGGCGGGTATTATAGCGGATATGGCACCTATAACACGGGTGTAGTAACAAACACAGTGCAGACAAATACATCTACTCAAGAATCTAACTTGGCCGGGCCTTTATAGGAGGTGAAGAAGGCATGGAAATTCAATGGGCAGAAAGCCCAAACAAATGGCAAGGTAGGAATGGTAAAAAAATTATTGCCATAGTGAACCACATAACAGCGGGATTAATGCCAGGAACCTTATCTTGGATGCAGAACCCCAATTCAAAGGCTTCAGCGCATTACCTTGTCACAAGGACTGGAGAAATCTTTCAAATGGTGGCCGATGAGGATTCAGCTTATCATGCCGGGGCGGTTGCTAAACCATCTTGGCCTTTATATGATGGAACGAATCCCAATCGTTATACTCTTGGCATCGAACATGAAGGCTATCCTGACGAACCTTTGACGGAGGAACAGTATCAAGCTACCCTATGGCTTCATAAACAATTAATTGCTAAATGGGGTATCCCGGTTGGGCCAGATACAATTATTGGGCATTACCGTATTGATTCGGTGAATAGGCCGAATTGTCCCGGCCCCATGTTTCCGTGGGATAGGTTATTTGCTGATTTGGGTCAGCCGAATTATCCTGCGGTGAATATTGTGGTAGGTGGGCAGGTGCTTAAAGGTTTTATCATTGCTATTGATGGTAAAGATCGTTCTTGTGCTCCGGTTGCGATTTTAGCACAAGCTCTTGGTGGCCAGGCTCAATGGGATGCCTCAACTAATACGGTGCTAATTGCTCCATATACCGGACCTGCTTATAGATATACGCCTTACGTTAAGATAGTGGTGGGTAATCAGATTATCCCTGCGGTTATAATTAATGGGCGTTCTTATGCGCCGGTGGCTGCGGTGGTTATGGCTATGGGGCATAGTGTTCGGTGGGAGGCTGAAAGCAATACGGTAGTGGTAGGATAAAAGAAAGGAGCCGTTTAAATGGATATTGCATCTTATAGTGTTGGTGGTATCACTATTCTTGCGATAATAACGGGGCTGGTAAAATATGCTCAAACATTGGGGTTAGCATCAAAATACGCTCCGGCATTGGCTGTTGCTTTGGGCATATTGGCAGGGATACCAATAGCGATTCAAGGAGGCATGGCAATAGGTTATGGTATTGTAGGCGGGATAGTGGCAGGGTTGTTATCTTGCGGGGTTTATGATTTAGGGAAGAAAGATACTACAAATACAAGCGCATAGGGCACAGATAAGCCTGTGGTGACGTTTTAGCCCCCGGCTTAGTATTAAACACTAGGCCGGGGGTTTTTGGCGTGTTATTAGACAAATAGAGCTGTTATTATGCTTATGTTCATCTCTGCTAAAAAACGCATTAATATAGCCCATATATAACCATTCCAAAACAATTTGAGCAAATTACTGTTGCAATAATTTCTAAAATTATATTTCAATCTCCATTAACCATGTTTCCCATGGCACACTACCATCAGTATTAAGCCATTCAAGGTATTTCTCTCGTATCCAGTGGGTTTCTTCGAGCATATCCAAAAAGTTCTCAACATCGAAAAACTTTATGTCTCTTTGCATGATTCCTCATCACCTTACCCTCTCCATGCAATATGTCCATTGATCCACTTCCATGTGCAATACACCCACCATTTTTTCAATGGCTGTTTTTTTAATCGTTCCCAACCACGATGGAGCAAAGTGCATTATTTCAGAAATTTCTTTGAGTTCTTTTCCGTGAAAATGCTTTAGTTCAATGAGTTGTTTTTCCTGATCGCTTAGACAAGTAAGTGCAACATCAACCTTGTTTGTTGCATCAGCTATTACGATATACATATCAATTAATTCACGGGGTAAAATTTCATCTACAATACGATCTTTTCTTTGAATTGCTTTGAGCAGCTTGTCTCCTTGATCCATGAAGTTTCCAGGTGGCATATCGCTAAACTCGCGGTTGCCAATATAAAGCGAATATAGTATATCATCGTGCAGCTCTTTGTCTATTGTGTTATCTTGTAGTTTGGCAATTTCTATTCTTAGATTTTGTGCTTTAGCCCGTAATTGGGGTATTTTGTAAAGCAATTTATCTAACTCTTTATAGCCGATATAATTCAAGTTATTCCTCCTCTCTAACCCATTTCTCAGTATCATGTTTATACTGCCATGTTCCTACTTCGGATGATTTAAGAACTACTTTTTCAGCGGCCCTTATTTCCGGTTCATGCGTGATTATCATGTCAAAAAAATTCATTCTCGACACATCCCATTCGACATTGTTTACAGTAAGCGTAGCCCTACCCAAGTTATGGTGAGGCAGAAGGCGGCTATAGCGGTTTTTCTTCATAATCAACCTCCTTTAGATAGCCCTTGTACTTCAATTTTGAATTATGTGCTACGAAATAAGTATTTAGAGAAGGTATGCCGTATTTTGCCATAATCATGGAAAGCATGGTATCACAAGTCTGCATAACATCTAATGTTTCAGTGATAACCTTCCCAGGTTGGTTTAATGCTAATGCTTCGGCAATTTCACTGTATTCTTCGCCAATTTTCTTGATTTGTTCTGGTATCGTCCAGTTTTTTGTCTGCCAGTCAACATCAGGTAAATCATATCTCATTTAGTTAATCCTCCATTCCTAATAATCCATATCCGGCTATATCTTGCCATGGGTTTTCTTCACCTTGTTTACCATTTGCAATCCGAAACAACTTGTCTATTACACGGATGATTCCAAGCATATCTCGGTATTCAGGCGGTTGTATTCCATTGGGATAAAGCACCTGCAATATATGCCCTGCTCGATTATACGAATCGCCATATTGTTTGTTCTTTTTATCAACCAATGCTCCAACCGACTGTCCTTTAATTTCGTATCTACCAGCTTTTATTATATTGGTGTTCATTAATTACTCCTTTCTTGGAAATAAAGCTCTAAATGCAACTATTCCTAATTGAATAGTCCATTTAATCACATAACCCCAAAAGATAAGACCGAGAATTACGGCTCCGTAAATCCCGGCCATTAGCAGGTATCCTATTACTGTGTAAAGGGTTAGTGTCATGGGCTATCACCGTCCCCTCTGTAATACTGGCATTTACCCGTATCGGTCAAAGGGGGAACAAGGAAATGAAGAAAGACCTTTCGGGCCTTACAGCTTTCGGGGTCTTTGCATTCGGTGCATTTCCAGTTCTCTTTGATATAGTCCTTTATCACTTTTGCGTTTGTCATTCGATTTATCTGCCCAAACATCGCCGATGCTTTGCAGTATTCCAAACCCCACTCAGCTAGGGTATAGAACTGATCGAAGTCAACTTTAATAGTAGGATCTGTTTCCGACCAGTCATTTTTCATCAGGACCGGATTTACTTCACCGGCAAGCTTGACTACTGCTGCACCGTCTTTGCGGTCTATGCCTGCCATGAGTTTCACCATCAACTCCTCAAGGTATGGTATAGCTTCATTTAGGAATTTCCTTTTGGTGGCGGGCCAGTGCATGGCATCCTTATTGAACTTTGTTATTAGGGCATTTAACCATATCAATGTTTCTCGCTGATCTGAATTAAGGTATTTTGCCATTAGATTCACCTGCCTTTTTCTCCAACACCTTTATGCGTTGCTTCAAATCGTAAATTTCAACCGCCATCTTTGCCGAGTCCTGTATTACCCATTCTTTAAATTCCATAACAAAATTGTATAAATCGCTGATAAATTTGCCGAAGTCAATAGGTGTTTTATGGGGAGGTAATTTTTTAGTCATTATGAGACTCCTTTACTCTTTGCATATATAATACATCTTTATGACTTCTTCGGTGCACGCCGACACTAGGGCTTTCTCCAATAGAAGCGCATGTTCCGCCAGTTCTTTTGTGTGGAGCTTGGCAATTAACCCTAAGTCCCAAGGGCCGTCATAATTGTCCTTGAACACAATTAAGATATTCTCAATCGGTGGCCTTTTCATCGGCGTATACCTCCCAAGACTTAATAATTCTCTGTAATGATGGTGATAATTTATTCTTCTGTTTAGGGCTCCAATACGGACGTTTACGACTTAATTGGCATTGTGACCCATCCTTATGCATACAAGTATTATGTTTATCAGCATATAAACATTCTCTGCACTTAGGTATTTCCATTATTCCCGCTCCATTCATGTATTGCCTCACAGTCTCCGCAACAATAATCCGCATGCTCACATTCGTTACATTCAATTACCTGTAAGCATTCGTCGCAAAAATCTTCTTCGGAGCATTCGAGTGGTTCAAATATGATCATGCAATTAGGGCATATCATCTTACTCCCCGCCTCCTTCTGCCAGGGCTTTGGCTAAAGCTTTTATATATGGCCGTGACATTTCTTCACCCTCGTCTACGCCAAAGGCCGATACGCCGTTTCTAAAGTCGCAATGCCCAAGGGATATAATTTCATAAATATCCTGAGCCGTCTTCTCTATCCGCTCTAACCGCTCAACCTTCTCCTGAAGCGCCGCATAGTCGCAGGCGAGAGCAGAGCCTTCTTCATAAATCTGGTTGTTGCCCTTCAGATATTGGTGCATTTTATAGGCATAACAATTATTTTGGCAATGTTGTTTGCACCGTTCATCATGCTTAATTTTCTCAAGCTGATAACAATTGACACTTTTGCAGAAGTCCCACGGCTTATAAGGTTTAATCTCGGCCAGCTTCGCTTTATCCATGGCTAAACCTCGCTTTCTTTAGCGCATTTCGGGCACCAATCTTCCCAGTTGCCATGTCTTTTCCTAGACTTCCATCCGTTATCGACTTTGGCATCAACCGCTTCGTTAAAACTGTCAAACTCTTCATCAAACACCTGCCCGCAGTTATCGCAGGTTAGGGTGAAAAATACCCCTGTTTTGTCTATGCTCAATGTTCTACACCTCCACAAACTCTCCGTCTTTCAACACATACCAAGTGTCAGCCTTAATTTGTTCATCGTCCACCTTTATGGCTTTCATGTCCTTTATAAACCATCCTTCAGATGCCTGTTCCCATTCAGCCAGCACCAGCCATGAGCCTTTTGTGCCTTTGGCTTTGCTCTTATGTCCAATAGCCATTGCAACCGCATCTTTGCCGTCAACATGGGATGCGGATTCCAAACCGTTGGTAGTCGCCATTGACCAGTTCCCGGTAGCCTGTGCACCTGAACAGTCACCGGTAGCCTGTGCACCTGACCAGTCCCCGGTAGCCTGTGCACCTGACCAGTCCCCGGTAGCCTGTGCACCTGACCAGTCCCCGGTAGCCTGTGCACCTGAACAGTCACCGGTAGCCTGTGCACCTGACCTGTACCCTGTAGCCTGTGCGCCTGACCTGTCGCCGGTGGCCTGTGCACCTGAACTGTCGCCGGTGGCCTGTGCACCTGACCAGTTCCCGGTAGCCTGTGCACCTGACCTGTACCCTGTAGCCTGTGCGCCTGACCTGTCGCCGGTGGCCTGTGCTCCGCTATTGTGTCCGGTGGCCTGTGCTCCGCTCCTGTATCCGGTGGTGCTATTTTCTTCACTGAAAGTAGTACGATCAAATATAAACTCAATGCCGCCTTCGATAATGCTTTTTAGTCCAATCTCTGCGCCGATTTTTATCTTTGAACAGGCGACCTTGCTATCATCGTTGCGCTTGTCTATCTTGCCATCGCCCTCAACCTCGCAGTACCGAGATTTTCCGGGCGGATAGTATGAAAAGCAATCCAGTGGATTCTCGCAGAAGTGAAAGCCTGTCTCGCAAGCATTCGCCTCCGGTTCCTCGTATTCTTTACCTATCTCATATTGAAATACTTTGCCTTCTGGAGTGCATTGTAGCTTGTTATTGAATCCCTTAACTCCTGTTATCATGCGCCATTCCCTCCTTTGCCAAAGGCATGTGATAGATAGGATTTCTTTTGGATTGAACAGATAATGTTACATCCTGAATAAAATCTTCTATTTCATCTAAAACTGCCTTAGCTTCTGCTTCAGTGGGATATAAACCCATATAAAACCCCGTTTCGCTTGCTCCACAATCTGCCATTATATTATTATCTTCATTAATGCTAATACATTTTGCTTCAACAAGTTTCTTTCCATCTTGACTTCTTATCCAAATTCCCATTGTTACACCTCCTTAACTCTCAATTGCTGGAGCAAAATCTTTTATACGTGGAAATGTTGATTGTACTGCTTCTCTAGCTGTTTGACAATGAGGATTTACTCGTAGTATATAGTCCTTATATGTTCCATCAGGGTTAGGAGTGGAATTAACCACCTTTACGAAGCAATAGGGTTCACCATTCACATCAAGTATTGAATTGTTGCGATATAAAATGCCATAATCGTCAGAGTGAACCTTCTGACAAGTAGGTAGTTGTAAGAACTTATCTCGACCAAATTGCTCCAACATCACACGCCGTATCTCTGCGTTTTGTTCTTTTGCTATTTCATCAGGAGTTATAGTTTCAGGATGCATTATGATTCTTTCTGGCACTCTTACGCCATGCCAAGCATAAATGGCAAAGCCATCAGGATAACCTAAAGCTGGCCCATCTATACAATGTAAACGGTTTTGTTCATCCCAATGGAGTATGTTATGACGTTCTGAAACCCAACAAATATTTTGATGTGGTATTGCCCATCCTGCACTTTTGCATAAATTCCATAGTCCCTCTAGTTTCTCTGTTTCCTGAACTAAACCGCACTCATCCCGAAAATATCTAAAAAAACCAAGCCAATCAGCGTCATGTTGCCCGTAAACACTATATCTAATACTATCCCCAACATTGTCCCAAACACTATCTCGAACCCTATTCCAAATATTATTTACAACACTATTCCCAACACTATCCCGAATATTATCCCAAACACTATCCCAAACACTATTCCTAACACTGTCCCAAACACTATTCCAAACACTGTTACCAACACTATCCAAGGCATTATTCTTAACGGTATTTTTTGCATTACCTTTTTCAAATTTTTTAAAGTATTCTTGAACTACTATTCTTGTCAGAGCACTACTTAAAGGACTGTCACACCATACTATTTTAAGAGGTGGTTTCAATCCAGCCACTTGATATATTTGCCGAATAGCTTTTTCGGCAGATGGTCTATCAGCGGGCATCGTACAACGACCAATATCAGTCCATTCCTTCACATACTGAGGAAATTTAGCCTTCTGTTCAGGTGTAAGATACTTAATCTTTTTCATTAATCCTGTACCTTCCTTTCACCTTCAGGGTCATATTCAACTTGAATGTGTACTTCATAATCCCCTTGGAACAGTTTCAGCCAATCATGTTCTTGGTGTTCAAGCTCAACTTCTTCCAGTACTCGTAAAAGCATAGTATTTTCATTAAGCCAGTACAATTCTGTTTTATCAGCTATAACAGAATGATGATGTCCAGTAGCTTCACCATAAGCAAGAATGTTTCGGCCATTAATGGGTTTTATCTTAGTCAATTTAGAAACATCGGCTGGCCCAATCTTAACTATGCCAACATCACCTTGCCTTAAATGCTTCTTATTTCTCATTCTTTAACCTCCTTTCTTGATATAAGATTTACTCTTTATCACATTTTCCTAAATTTCCACTTCATCATTGTCACTTGGTTCATATTGACTCTTTGGCCGATGTTTTGCATAAAATTCAATCACTAACCTTTGGGCTCCAGTTAAATTACCATAATACAGTTTCCGAGCTATCTCATTAAGCTCCGGCCATTCAGTTAACATAGTGGTATTGCAAAAATAATGTACCGTCAAATCTTTGTTCCTACCACAATAAGGACAGGGATTAATTACGCCTCGAATAAGCGATTGCATATTATCCCCTTCTTTCTCTCAGCCATGCCTCGGCAAGCATGATAGATATACTTAATACACCCAAACCAACTACTATCCAAAATGCCAACTTTTATCCCTCCCCATCACTTTTGCTGTTTGCCCCCATGCAAAATAACAAACTGAAAACCATTCCACCAAGATAAATGCCAGCAAGAAACAAAATTTTCATATCAATTATTCCTTTAATCCAAATATTTTTTTATCCACAAAATAAACAATGGCCCCTAGAGCTATTTGTGAGACCACCATGGCCAGGTATGTGTTTGTAATATATTTGCTTACCCAAACTAAAAACGTCGCCCCTGGAAGTGCTAGGACACCCCAGCGGGCAACGTATAACAGGTATCGTTTCAACCTATGAAACACCTTCTTTCTTTTTCAAGAAACGTCTCACCACCCCATAAGCACTGTCGCCGCTAACCCCAAAAACTTCTCCTACCTTTGGCCATGTAAGCTTTTGTTTATCTCGTAAATCTTGCATAGCGTAAGCATCTTCTATTGTCCATTTTCTGTATTCTTCAAATGTTGGCCGTTCAATGGGTTTTACAATTCCAACCATGGCTAATGCTTTGTCAGGAGTAATCTGTTTTGGGGATATGAGCGCAGCGGCTAATCCAGCATAGTTGTAGCGTAAATCATTCCTTGTGGGACTATTTATGGTTGTGGTGCGCAACATTAGACACACCTCCTAAAAAGGTGCGTCGTCCGTATCATCCATGTTTAATTCGGCTCCAAGGCTGTTCCATTGATCTTGTTGGGGAGGGGAGGATGGTTTGGTGTCACTTTTGGGTGTTAAAAAGTCTACTTCATCAGCCACGATTTCAATTACAGTTCTCTTTTGCCCATCTTGCGTTTCATATTTACGGGAAGTCAATCTCCCAGTTATGCCTACTTTTTTGCCTTTGTCTAACCACTCAACACATAGCTCGGCGGTTTTTCCCCACACAATCACAGGTAAAAAATTGGTGTTATCCTTGTTGTATTTGTCTGGAACCGCAACAGTAAAATTTGTTACAGGCTTACCTGATTGCGTAAATTTGAGTTCGGGTTGTCTAACTAAATTACCAATTATGTGAATACTATTCATTGTTTTTTGCTCCTTTCAAATCCGGTACTTCTTTTAATTCATGGAAAACTTGTAATCCTAATTCTTTGGCATTGGCAAGCTCTTTGTTAGCTCCCGGCGATTCGCCAATGAAGAATATGGCTTCACATTGTTTCAACCAAACTAAATCATATTCAAGCCATTGCTCATACGTCCTGTCGCTGTTGTAATGTACTGCTAAATGTGGGCAAAAAGGATAATGCCCTTTTTCCATCAGTTCAATGCTTACTCGTTTGGCTATAGCCACATTAGCCCACTGTTCACGCTCATTGTCCGACGACAAAGGGCCGCATATATAAATCCTTTGCCCTTTGCATTCGTTCCCGTCTTGCGTCACGCTCACGCCTCCTTTTTGATTTCTTAAGTGGTTTCGCTGCGGTCTTAGCGGTGACTATCATCACATCCCGCTTTTCCACCCTGCGCCTGATTCCGTCCGAATCTTGGCAAAATAAAACCTCCATGTACCGGCCATCTCTTTGGCGTTCCATGAAGGTCGAGTAAACCTGTCCGATTATGAGCCTGCCTTCTCGATAGAAGGCGATTGCTTGGGTCATATAGCATCACTCCCAAATAAGCTGATTTGTTGCCCTTTATTGGCCGCCATTTTGCAGTTCCATACTGCAACTCGATAGTATGACTCTTTTAGCTCAATGCCGACAAACTTCCTGCCCATTTCCAAAGCCTTGTAGCCCTCGCTGCCGATGCCCATAAAAGGGGATAGTACAATATCGCCGGGATTAGTCCATAATTGTAAAGCTCTTTCAATAACGGGTAACTGTAAAGGGCATATATGGCGTTCATCTTCGTTTTCTCTTGCTGATTCCTTTTGCAAAGTATCACTTTGGTTAATATCCATCCAAACAGGAGAAGCATATCTTTGCCATATCTCAATGCTTTTCTTGGTGCGGTTAGTAGAAAATTCAATAACATCTTCACCCGCATAATACTCTAATGGCCCTTCCACTCTCTCCGGGTTCTCCCCAGGCTTTCTCATGGTCACTAAATAATCAGGAATACCTTGTCTGCTCATGCAACTATCTTTAACAAGCTGTTTATGCAACAAGCCCAATGCTTTAGTTCGCTGCATGGCGGTTACTGGGTCTTTCCATATGCAGACTTCACTATGATAAATCCATCCTGCCTTTTGAAAGCTCCTGATCAATTCTCCCCTAAAGTCTCTAACGCCGATATATCCATCATGCTGTTTACTGGTGGGCAGGTTCATGCAATGGAAACTCAATAACCTTCCCGGCATTGTTACTCGGTACAGTTCATCAATTAAAAAGCTAAACTGTATATGAAATTCTTCACTACTGGCGCAATTACCAAAATCACGATCTGAATTTGAATAAGTATACAATGATTCAAACGGAGGCGAGAATATCGTGTAGTGGATTGAATTATCAGGTATACCTTTTATCACGTCAACACAATCACCATGATAAATACTGAATTTATCGGTTATGACTTGGTTTAATACTTTCAAACAGCCTCACTCCTTAACCAGTCCGGTATTTTCATTTCGACAGTGGGGTTATATTCTGTTACTTCTCTAACGGTTGCTCTAACATTTCTCCGGGTAATATCTTTGGTATATTCAACCATCTCCTTTATCATTTGCTGCGCATCACGTTCTTTGCGCTCAATGTTGGCTCTAACGGCTCCTTCTAAATCCGATGTTATGATAGTTGCGTTAACCGGTTTAGTCTGCCCAAACCTCCAACAACGCCTTACGGCCTGGTAATATTGCTCGAATGAATGAGATAACCCGACAAATACCATATCCGAACAATGCTGAAAATTCATGCCGAATCCGCAAATAGAGGGCTTAGACACTAGCACTCGATATTTGCCATCAACAAATCCCAGCATGGCTTTTTCTTTATGTTCGTTGCTGTCACTGCCCTTAACTTCAATTGCATCAGGTATGGCTCGTTTAAGGGCTTCTGATTCAGCATTAAGATTGCACCAAACAAGGAAAGGCTTATCACTGCTGTTTACTATCTCGGCACATCTAGCCACGCGTTGAGGCAAAGTCTGTCTTGCGGCATCTCTCTGTTCCTGCAAGGTTTTTGCTTCGACTACAAACAATGAACCGTTAAGCGGCCTATCTGTTTTGATTATTTCCTCATGAATATTAAGCGGTGGAAGTTCAAAGTCGCCATCTTCGTATCCTAAATCGCTTGGCTTAGTTATAACTGCTGCCCATGACGCAACCCACTCCCAAAATCTCTTTTGAGCATGGCCCTTTAATCGCCATTTAGAAGTGTCACCGCCATCGTGAGTGAAAAACATGGCAAGCATTTCGTTTCGCTTCATCACACCCAAAAACTCAGCTTGTGTTCCCAGTTCCATATAATCGTTCGGAGATGGCGTGGCGGTTGCGGATAGCTTAAACGGGGTATCACTGAAAGCATCTGTAATTTGTTGCCGTAGTTTGCCATCGAATGATTTTAAGATACTGGATTCGTCTATGACTACGCCGCCGAATTTCTCCGGTTTAAAGTGCTGCAACATCTCGTAGTTTGTTATGTTAATCCCGGGCTTAACATCATCTTGGGTTCGGCAGGGATGAACACTTATTCCAATATTAGCTGCTTCCCTCACTGTTTGCATGGACACGGCAAGGGGCGCAAGGATTAGAACATCTTCGCCTGTGTGTTCGTGGATTTTATCGGACCACGCTACCTGCATCCTAGTTTTTCCGGTTCCCGTTGCAGTAAACAATGCGGCCTTGCCCTTCTTTAGGCTCCACCAGGTTAAATCTTTTTGAAAGTCAAATAAAAACGGGTTCAATTCTTCTCTTGGAATATCAAGCCCACTACTTCGATGTATTATTCGTTTTGAATCAAGGAACTCTTGGTAGTTCAACCTCCCACCTTCTTCCTCGCCCGATATTCCTTCCTGTACATTCGCTCTGCCTCTCTCGCCGCTTCAACCTCGCGGCCTTCGGTTGGGATGCCGTATGCTTTGGCTTTCTTTAGCCAATACTCGCGCTGATAGTGCTTTTTCATTAGGGCTTGGAGAGTCATGGAGTCACCTTCTTTTTGTTCATAATTACCGTGTCATAGTATGTAACCCCAACCGCTATAGCCGCCCATACGTCCTTTGAGACGCCATAAAACCAGTCCTTGTTTTTTACTGTCCCTTTTCCGTTTTTGAAATCATGCTGCGCAAACCTGTCAATTAGGGCCTGCCGGATATTACCATCTTTTGCCCTCATACTCCCGCAAAGGTTTAAAGTTTCTTGCTTGCGATAGATAAATTCCTTATAGGGGCAATCTGCTTCTTGCCAAAACCGGCCTATCCAAACACAGGTATCGAAAACATCTTTCCCCGCAGGCATTCCTTTGCCGTAATGAGCCACCATCTCAATCGCAAAGTAATCATTTTTACCTTCAAACTCGCCCCAATGCAGGCGGTCCAAGAGTTCATCGTTCGGCAGGATTCCAAACTCAATGGGCTTTAGGTATTCGTCTAGGACGGCAAATGCACTCTGTACGGGGCCTGGGTCGATAGACAGAATCATGCTTCTACCCCTCCCAAGCTTTTGCATAAACCCGGTATATCTTCTTCGCATAACTTAAGGCAGTGTTCTGTTTGCGGAACTCCTGTGTGTTTAGCCCACCATTCTGCCTTAAGAGCGTTACTCCATCTAAATCCTGCGCTATTTCCTGGCCTACCGGCATTAAACCGAAGTCCACAAGCGGAACATTCGATGAATTGGTATCCTCCTGCTACATAATCTTTTCTAATAGGCATCTCATCTACTCTCATACGTCACTTCCTCTCAAATCTAACATTGCCCCGGGGTACTACCACTCTCCCCAGGCTTGTTTCAACCAGTACATTTTTAGGGCCTTTGTGTCTACCCATGGCTATTGCTGTTCCGGGTAATTCTCTCCATTTGGCATCGGGTGCGGTGTTCTTCTTGGCGTAGTGAATGCGGCAGGGGGTTCTCATGTGTCACCTGCTTTCAAAACTTCCGCTATGCCACTCATTACATAATCCACACAGGGCTTTGCCATGCCGTTTCCAATGGCTTTATATCTTGCCGTGTCACTTGAACCCGGAATATCAGTCCACCCATCCGGTAGTCCCTGAAGTCTTTCGCACTCAAGAGGTGTTAGGCGGCGCACGCGGTAGCCAAGACTGACAACATTATCCGAATCACCTCGAAAGGACATATTGGCTTTTGCAAGCAAAGTATTTGCTGGGTCGGGATAGGGCAAAATGGGCACTTGGTTTCCTCCGGTCCCCATTCTATGATTTAGCGTCGGTGAAATACCTGGCTGAACTGGACGTATTACATCGTTTGCATGGGTCATGTCATATAACTGTGGTATAAACACAACATCTTGTCCCCGGTCAACACATGGGCTTGAATCTGCTCTATGGGTGAGAGTGCGGATCTTATCACCAGAAAGTGCTACAGGGATTAGTGTTTCTGTCTCAGGGTCATAACGACGACCGGTCCCGGTCGTCACGCATTGGGCAACATATCCATGCCCTCCACCTTCTCCACCGTACAATGACGGCCATTTGCCATTAACGTCATGTATTCTTCGACTCTGCACATCCCAAGGTGTTAGACAATTTGATTCCTCAATGCCATCTCCAACTGTGGCGGCAGCTTCTTGCCTCGCTTTTCTGCTCTCCGCAATATTCCCTCGCAGGCTTTCGGGCTTAAAAAGTATTTCGCTGGCACATCGGCCTCCAAAATATCGCTCAAAAAACTGCCCTGTTTGGGTATGCAGTCGGATATAATCATCCCAACATGGAATCCGCTCCAATTCGCTAAACAGCGTGAAGCCTGTCTGTCTCTCTCTCGCATAACTTATACACACCTCCCTCGCGGTCAAAATATACAATGCCGTTTCGTATGAGTTCTGGCAACAATCTTTCAAGCGAGCGATGAGCAATGCCATGTTTTCTAACAGAATGGCACAACCATAAATTATCTGGTTCATTATTTCGCTTGTCGCAGTCAATGTGATGCACGAGTTCCCCTGGCAATAAAGAACGTCCAATAATTGCTTCCACGACTTCAATGTGTCGCCAAATAGTTCTTCGTTTTCCATTCCCATCAGGGATTCGCTTTTGGAGATATCCGCTTTTGTTGTGATACTTGATTTCTCTGAACGGTTTCCCAATAGTGATTGCTCGTTGAGATATGTCCGACATATGTCTATCCAACTGGTGAGCAATATCTCGAAGTCCCTTTTCGCCTCTGTTGAGAATAATTTCATCTTCTTCTGGAGTCCATCTACGGTTAGTTTTCTTTGCTTCCAAACCGAGTTTTTTGGCCCTTCTTCGTACAGATTTAATTGTTCGCTCAAGATGCAAAGCAATACTTCTGTCAGTAGTTGTGTAATAATTCCGAATGATATAGGAGTCTTCATCTGGCGAATATAACTTGCGCTTACACATAATGCAAAAATCCTTCTCCTTCTTTGCGGAACACCCATAAATTGAGCATCTAACACATTCATGTCTACCACGAAACCTAGCTTTTCAAATTCATCCAAAACTACTTGTATGTCGGCTCCCTGATTACTACTAAAAGCCCCTGGCACGTTCTCCCAAATAAGAAACCGGGGGTATTCGCCTCCGGTTGAGTCTTGCATTTCCCTCACAATTCGTATGGCTTCTAAGAATAAACCCGAACGCTCACCATCTAAACCTTCTCGTTTCCCGGCTACGCTCAAATCCTGGCATGGACTTCCAAAGGTGATTACATCGACGGGTTCAATCTCTGCTCCGTTTATCTTTGTAATGTCCCCCAGGTGCTTCATAAAAGGGAAGTGATGTTGGGATACTTTGATGGGGAATGGTTCGATTTCGCTTGCCCAAACAGGAATAATGCCAACTTCTGATGCTGATAAAGGAAAGCCCGCTATTCCATCGAATAACGAGCCTAGTTTGATCGTGTTCAGTTTTTCACCTTCTCTCATCAAAAAAGCAGGTCTTGCCTGCTAGTCGGGGTAGTCGATTTCATACTTCCAAATAAACAAAAAACACGGCCAAGTGCGTATCATGATCTTCCTGCCGTGTCGCTTATAAATCTTGGCTAATGCCTGCCAAGGGCTAATCGCTAAAATGTAACCCGTCTTCGTCTAAGGCTACCTCCTTCCCAAGCTTTTCCCACGCGCTAAACTCTTCCTGGCTTGACTTCTGCCCAATGGCTTTCACCCAACTATATTTCCAGTCAGGACTACCATTACCGGCCACAAAATACCGCTTACTTGTCTCGTCGAATGATAAAAGGAAAGTCCTGTCTTGCCTGCCTAGAAACCGGTTTTTCTTAATCTTGAGGCTATTGGTTATAGCCTTGCCTTTATATTTGGGATCATCTTCAAAATGCGCCTTTTCTTTTTGGTTGAAGCGTTTCATCTCAAAAACATTGTCTGCCCAATTTGTGATATTGCCTGAACCAGCCACATCAAGATCAGCGTCTTTGCCTCCCTGCGGTTTCCTGGGGTGGGCTACTATGTGGATATGAACGTCATATTTCTTGGCAAAGTCTTTGCAATACCCGATAAAATCAGCTTGTTTACGATAGAAGTCGCTGTCACTTTTGGAACCTAGCGCAATACTCATTAGATTATCGGCCATAAATATCCGGCAATTATAACGGCGATAGGCATATTCAAAGACTTCTAATATGGCATCCTGGGTAACAACTTCCTCGCTGCTGTAAAGCCAAAACTTCTGACTATACCAATCCCTGATATGCTTTATCATTTTAAAGTCGGGTTTGTTTACT